CCGCTGGTTCGCCTTCTATCATGTTACTATTTATCTTATACATATCAGTGTACATTTGGAAATATGGCATTCCATTAGTCCAATTATTCATAGATACATATAAGTCATGGTAATACGTCTTCAACTGCCTGTTGGAGTAAGCTAAAGCTTTTTCACTCCAGTGCCCTAATGGGTTTAGACGATCCACTTGTCGTACTATTTTGAATTTTTCGTCTTCTTGTATGACACTAGTTGAGCAAAAGGTGATGTCTTCATAACTACCAAACTTGACAAATTTTGGTATCAGGCCTAATTGTGACCAGATTGTCATCACTGCTTCTTTGGTAGTGGGTATTATATGTCTCAAGAATATAGCAGTGTCATCTCCACACACATCTATACAATAATCATCCTCATCATATCCAGCAGCTTGTAAAACAAACTGCATCAATGTTGACATTATTAATGTATTCGAAAATGTTGTGTCTGGTGAACCGCTAAACGTAGTACTATCTATACTTACATCTGCCAGACTATAGGTTTTGCCACCTATGTACGTTTTTGCTATTAATCTTCGCATTCTTTGTGTAGATACTTTTTTGAAAACAGATGGATCCACATGGTGGACGAGGTTCTCAGAACACAGATAATCGTACAGTTTAAATATCACATATTTCATGTGATATTTAACTGATGTATCCCAAGCACTACCATCCAAATCCATAGTATAAGTATAACCATCTTTGTATCGTTGTGCGTATATATTTTCTATGTCTTCCCAATTCTTAGCTATCTTACCCTTATAATTAATTTTGTAACCATGTATCTTTGAAAATGTGCGTTCTAAACCCCAAATTACGGGACCCATAACATATTTGACATTTGGTGGGCATGCTGAGATTGCTCTATATTTCGGCATTTTGTCCGTAATTATCTGCTTCTCACGCTTGCCAAACAATGTATATGTGTTTTTGGTTAAAATATTCTCTGGTACGATGGTGTCAAAGAACTTATCCACTTCTTGTTGTTTGGAATGAGAGGTTAAGTGGTTGTACCATTCATACTGAGAATATTTAAATCCTTGTAACTTGGTTTTAATTGTTTTTTCAAAATATTTATCGATCCATTGGTGATATTGTTCAACTCTTAAATAATCAACATCACCAGTGAATCGTAATTGACGATACATTGCAGTTATTAATCCTTTAGGGCAGTTGTTATAGACTACAATTGGTTGGTCGTTCATAGCTGTGTGTAAGATTTTTTTAGCAACCGGCATTTTAAACTTTCTGCATTGACATGGTATATCATTTAAGTTGATTTGTATTTTATATGGTACCCTGTTTTTCGCGTAATTGCTCACATCTTTGTGAGCAAATTGAATTATTTTATGATGTGGATCTATGTAGTAATCATCCATTTCTTTCTGTAGGACTATATGATCACATACACCATATAATATTGTGTCAGTTTTTGGGCCACTGACACATGACCAATATTTTCAATGGTTGAGTCCGAATATTGAACCTATCTTCTTAGAGATGGTAAAAGAATTTCTATCATATTCAGTTAATTGTTCCATTTTGAATGTGTTAAAA